TTACACTTTTGTAATCTCCTCCACGATGTATTTATCTTCTACTTTTTTACAAGTACATACAAAGTACTCCGGGTGCTTCAAGGCTCCTTGCAAAGTATCAGGAAGAATGATCTCTTTGGTTCGCCTGTCTACTGCTACCATTGCATACAAGATACCTTCACTTTTACACTTCTCAATAAGTGCACTTTTTAATTCCTCTACGTTAAATTCCATTTATGTGAGATTTTATTGTTGCAAAGTTATGGAAATTATGAATATTTTGTGCAATAATATTCTTATAATATAAAATAGCTCCCTAGTTCGTCCGCTGACGAGGGAGCTATTTAACACAAAAACTAAACTAGACATATTTTTGATAATGTCTATTAAATGCTTCCAACTTAATTAGTTATAGCTGCTGAAAAATGCTAAACAGCACGGAAACAGCAATGTAACTCTTTTTAAGTACTATCCAGTTTCATATTCTTATATTATTTTTCTATTCTTACTGCAATTGCAGATACTTCTATTTTCTTGAAATTATCTAAATATCTAATTGAAAAATTAATAAGTGAATTTGCATTATGCTTTTTAGCTTCTTGAACAACTTTTTCTAATATATACTTGTCTGTAGGAATCGCCAGCCCACTGAATTCCACTCTGTCAATTATGGTAAATTGCGAGGGATCATATCCTTTGGGTAGTTTCCCAGATTTGAATACAATTAATATATCAGATACAGGTTCATATTTTAATGTTATAGGGGTGACTTCTTTGGGGTAGATGTAAAATCCCTCTTTTGTATATTGTGAGAAGTCAAGTTTATAGACTTTTTCTGAATAGTACATTGATTTGCATGAGCAGAACAATATTACAATAATAGTGTAGAGTATCTTTTTCATAGCCCTTTTTTATCCTGCGTTTCGTTCATTCTTTAGCATAGCTAATTCGCCCCTAACTTTTTTGTTGTCCTCTGTTAAAAGCTGAATAGTTTTCATCTGCTCATTAATTGTTCCTTGAAGATTTGCGATGGTGTCGGCGAGTCGAGTTACACGCTCAATGTTTTGGGCATCATTGTTCACTTCAGAAAGTAACATTTGTCCTTTTCCACGGAGTAGCCATTCTGACGAAATATCTGTAAACGTATTGAGTATTGCGTTTACTGTTGAAAGACTAAGTTCTCTGACTCCGTTTAATTGCCTGTTAAGAGTATTTTGAGCTAATCCACACCTTAACGCAAATGCCCTATCGGATAATCCCGAATAGGTGATAATCTCCTTAATTCTACTAATCATATCAAATCAATCAAAAGTTAAATAATCCCAATTGGTATTACAATTAGGTTTTTATATTTGCAAATAATACCAAATGGGATTATATTTGCATCATCAATCAATCAATACTCCAAAAGTATGAATAAAATAGCAAATATCCAACCAAACGGGATTAAAAGTTTATCCAAAAAGAGAGATTACAGACTTATCGTTGATGGCAAGTTCAATGTAAAAGCAATAATGCAAAGAGCTTGGGTTTATGTTCGTAACTATGGATACTCTTTAAAATCTGCTCTACGAACCTCATGGATTGATGCTCATCTAAAAATGGATGAATATTTTGCAGAGCAGGATATGCACAAAGCTGCTGCAGAGGGAACCTTATTTCCAAAGAAGAATCTTTCTCTTTCTGACTTTTACAGCGATCCTTGTGGGAACTTGGCTATGGGGTATGTGACTAAGTAACTAATCAAATCAATCATAAAAATCAATTATTATGGAACTACAAGCAATGACTAAAGCACAGCTAATTGATAAAGTAGAAGAACTGTCTACAAATCTTGATAAAAGTACTATTGATGGAGCTGAATTAAAAGCGAAAGCCATCGAGAATGAGAAGATTATTAAGGAGCTACGTGCCGAGAATGAATCATTGAAAAATGAAGTAAAAGTACAGAAAGAATCGACTGACATGTACAAAGGATGGTGGCAAAGTGAGTCCAATAAGCTTGCAAAGGTTAAAGAATCTCTGAATGCTGCTTCTGTTGTTCTTCGTGCGATTACCAATGAAGCTACTAACTAACCCTCACTAAGTCAAACCAAACCACCGGTTATCCGGTACCCAGTCCGGTCTAAGAGCCTGCCTTTGAAAGGAGACTGGGAACACAGAGAAGAGTTCTTTGACATTTTGGAAAACATATATGGCTTACGTAGCAGGAATACGAAGCTCGTGAGAGTAGGTAGTGGGCTGTAGTAAGACGGTGGTTTGGTACACCGGAGTAGCACCGCAATCAGCAATAAAAGCGAGGTGCAAAAAATACCCTGTAACCGAATAGCAGAGGATTTCGGTAAGTATATAGATAGAATTAAAGTGAATAACATACAAGAGCGATGTAGCTCAATTGGTTAGAGCGCTGTGTGTGGTGGATGGTTGAGAGTTCGAGTCTCTCAAGAAACACTCTTAGCTTAACGGAAGAGCACCACAAGCAGAGGTCGGCGGTTCGAATCCGCTCATCGCTCCTTTTATTAATTCATAAATACTACAATAATGGAAGAAAAGAAGAAAAGTATTATGTGCGTCATTCGTGAGATGGAAAAAGACGCAAAAGAAATTTTTCCAATTTCTAATAGGACATATATCCTGAACCTAATATCTTACAGATTAAAGGATAAGGAGCCTGACAAGAAATGGGGAATTAAATCTGATAAAGATAATGGTATTGTCACTGTGACAAGAATTGAGTAACCAGCTATTTTTAGGACTATGGAAACTATTAGGGATGAAATGGCTGAAATATTGCTGGATAATATTCTCCGTTTGTTTTCGACAGAGATATTCGGGAAAGATAAGTCAGCATACTATGTAGGGGGCGAGAAAAAGTTGATTAGTCTCATTGAGGCAGGTAAGATTGAAAGTGATAAGCCTGCAAATGTTCAGAATGGCAAATGGCATTGTAATGCTGCTCAAGTATTGCTGCATTGTCGGTGTGCAAAGAAAGTCAAACGTAAAAAACGGAAAAAATGAAAACATTGAAAATTGTTCATAACATTTTTACGGTAGTTGCCTTACTGGTAGCTATGTATATAGGTGGAGGAATCGAAGCGACAAGAGGTGATATTGCTTGGTCATATATCATATTCTTCATAGTGGTTGTGCTATTGGCTGTAAGATTCATATATGAAGATAAGAAACAAAATAAAGATAGCCTGTGA